CCTAAATAGGAAGTCGTCCCAGGTCCTTCGGTGTCTTGCTCTTCCTCGTTAATATTGCTTTTATAGAATTTAGTCCGTAAAGCAGTTAGGCCGAAACCTTTTAAAATTATTTCCGGGTCCACTATAGGGGTGAATTTTCCAGATCGTTGCTGTTCCTTCATAGTGGTTTAATTTGCTATATTATTAACGTTATTAACGGCGCTCAGTAAAGCTTGAGCGACTAAGTCTTTCGCTCTATTGTTCATGTCGTCGAGATTTGTCGCTGTAACATTAAAAGACTCGATCATTTTACCAATATTTATATTTATATTGGTAGGTCGTCCAGACTTCACGCTGTCTATTGTTGTGCTTGATTTATTCCCGCCTTCTTCTTTAGGTTTAGGTGAAATAGGCGGCGTATTTTTTGGCAATATTCCCAAACTCCCTAGTATTCCCTCCGTTCCTGTAGATCCTTGTTTAAGCACGCCGCTACCGGCAAGGGTTAGAGGTTTTTTTCCTCCTGCAAAATCTAAAACTAAAGGGTTCTTTATCAGTTCAGCATTAAAACCATCCGTGAAAGCTTCACCCAGCGCCGCCCCTCTTCCTTTTCCGTCGATAGCTAGAAAAAGAGTAGATAAACCCTGGCTCATTTGAGAAAAATCGAAGTTAACTAAACCAGCTACAATGTCCCCTACGCCGCTTAATATTTTAGATAAAAACTCAATAATAATAACGGAACCGACTCTGATTAAAGAAGCTAAACCCATGAAAAGCTTACCTATAATCGGGAAGCGACTCCCTAAATTAACAAAGCTATCAACTATTTTTAAAACGACTTCGAATATTGTCCTAATCAAGTTACGCGTAGCATTAAGGGCGGGCTTTATTAATTCGAAATAATTCTGCAAACCTATAAAAGCAGCTTGCAAGGTTTCAGTTAGTGAACCGCCCCCCGTTAGTTCAGAGATAAAATCAACGGTCATATTCCTTAACTCTGTAAAATGGTTAATCAACGGCTCAAAGGCCTTGAGTATAACCTCTTTATTTAACTTTAAGAAGGCGAAAAATTTGCTAATTCCGCCCATTACCGCGTTAACTGCCGGCATCAAGCTATTACCAAACGCAATTTTCATCTCTAAAATATAATTGTTAAACCGGTTAAAGTTAGCCATCGAACTTTTTATAGATTTTTCAAGACCCGGGCCGAAAGTTTTCTTTAACTGGTCAGCGAATTTAGGAAGGAAGTCCTCCGCCATTAACTCCCCTTGTTCCATCATTTTGTCAAGTTCCGCGGTAGTTACCCCCATAGCGTCGGCCGCTAATTTGAAGGCCCCGGGTATTCTCTCCCCTATCTGGCCTCGAAGTTCCTCCGCTTGAACTTTGCCCTTACCCATAATCTGACCGAAAGCGAGCAAGGTCCCTTTTGTGTTCTCAGCGCTTAACCCCATAACTGAGGCCGCGACTTGAACGCTGTCGAAAATATCCCTCGTTGCCTGCCCTTGAAGTTTAGAACCTATCATCGCACCCGCTAAAGTCTTGAAACCTTCCGCAGAACTCAATAAGTCAGTCCCTAAGAGTTCGGACCTCTGCCTTATAAAGTCCATATTAAAAGCACCTTCCTCAAGTGAGCCACTCGCAAACATTATCGCATTTCTCAAGGCCTCGAAGTTACGGGCTACTTTTACAGAGTCCCCCGCTACCATTATCGCTTTCATTCCTGCCGCCGCTAAAGCTAAGGGGCCCGCTAGTTTTCCAATAGCCCCACCCAAAGCGCCCATACTTTTAGTGCCTTTGGAGTTTAGCTTCCCCATAGAACTATCTAACTGGCTCGAGGCTCTTATCGGCTTTCTTAAAGCTTTGGTTAACCTATCTTTTAACCTTATTACGTACTCAGTAGTCTCCATAGTTCAAAAATACAAAAAGGGGAGCAAAGCGCCCCCCGTTTAGTCCGAGTTTTTGTACTTGTTGTTTTCCTGCTCCATCACCCACTGTAACTGGGCGCATAGTTTAAAAAATTCGTCGTCGCTTAACTTGTCCGGGTCCGTTATTTTAAAATGAAACCTTAAGAGGGCGTTCCATTGGAGGGCCTCGTCGCCTTCGACGTTATGCTCTTTTATTTTGAAATCGTAAAAGTTAACGGCCTTAAAACCGCCCACCGAGTAAGCAATGTTTAAGTCCGTCCCCTCTAGTACTTCTACAATTTCCGAACGTTTCCCGAGACTGTCCCGATAACATCAGACAATAAATCCGCAGCGGTCCGTAACTGGTCAAAATCGGCAAGGATTGGATCTAGCTCGTCGCCTCCAACATACAAGGATTTTAACATCATTTCGGCCGCTTGCAAAGTATCTTTCTGTAAAAGCTTTTGCCCTGCTGCATAAGTTACGCGGTCAATTTTCCTTAAAAATATAACCTTTGCTTTTTCGTCCTCGCTCTCTGGTATGTCTAACCAAAATAGCGTTTTGTGAGTTTTTTTCAACTCTTCGAATATTTTTTCCATTTCCAAATATAGCAAAAAAAACCCAACTTTTTAGGGTTGAGTTTTTAATCATGGAAAAGTTGGTTTTTTTTTAAATATCCCATTCGATATGAGAAGGCATCAAATTCAATTGAGCCTCAACTGTCGTGTCTCCTTGAGCTGCTCCGCCGGGGGTGTTCATAAATCGGCAGTTTCTTATTACGTCCGTCGTAGGAACGCCACCTAAAGGCACGTAAGAAACGTTAATATCAAAACTCCCTATGTTCTGCAATCTCTTGCCTGGAGCAGCGCGGATCAAAGCGTTAAGCTCTGCCCTGTCTATTGTCATACTAGCCTCTACCGTAATAGGGCCGTGGCCTTGAGACGTTGGAAGGCGTCCCGCGCCGTAGTTGTTAACTATTTCCTGCGCGTCCTCGTAGCTAATCTCAGTAATTCCCGCAAGTGGGGAACCCAATACCGTTACGACGATGTCAGAATATGAATAAGCAACGCCGTTTACTAATGGTGTTAAATCTGGCATAATTTCAGTTTTTAAAGATTTGGTACAAACCCAAGGTTAATAATAATTTCCCTCGTAACTCCCACCGGTACAAGTTTTACGGTAATATTCAAAGTTGACGTTGCAACCACATTTTGAGCTGAATTAATAACAACCTCAAAAGCCGAAAGCTCGCCGTCACTTTCCATAGAGGATAAAGCTTTGTTTGCTAAAGATTTGAATGTTTTTATAACATCCTCCCTCAGTGTCCCGTCTGCATTAACTCGAAGCGGTGCGCCTAATTTAGGAGTAATAAACGTTCTTAAATTTCTAGTCGCTTTGTCTATAGTTCTGTTATTCTCGATTGTTGCTAAGTCGTTCGTAACAGGAGCCGAGCTATAAGAATCGTTGTTAAAAGTATTGGAAAAACCAACCTCTTTAATTAAAAAGATATACCCTTTATTATCAACCGCCTCAACTGCCGAAGTCGCAAGTAAAGAAACATTTTGACCGTTAGAAAAATGAGCTACGTCGAACTCTGTCCCGTCTGTTACCATTGGAAATTTTTCCTCGTAACTAATAGACTCGTTAACGTTTGCCGCAGATACCGCTCCAAGTTTAGCCCCTAAGTCAGATATTGAGTAAGACCTCGCTATAAATAACGCCGCGCCCTTGCCGTTTCCGTCTTGTCCGATACATACAGAAACATTTGGAGCCGCTAAAGCTCTTTGATCCGTTAAAGCTGAAACGTTAGCCGTTCCGCTAATATCTGGGCCGTATAATATCGATAGTGGTTTTTTGTCCGCTTTTAGCGCTGTTGCGATAGCCTGTAAGGCTGTTACTTGAGCATTTGCGAAAGCTTCCTCTTTGTAATAAACGCCGATTTGTCTAATTGTCCCGAGCGCAAAGTCTTGCACCGTTTGAACTTCTACGAAGTCAGCCGGAGAGCTAGGCACTGCAAAATAACCAACAAATAATTGGCCCTGCGGTTGTTTCTGAAAAAATTCTCTTACGTGATACCATTCGGCCCCGTGAGCTGTCGATCCTTCAACCACTCCAAGTGCTTCAAACTCAGATAAAGAAAAAATAATCTTTATCCTGTCGTCTGTCTCGAAGCCAGAGGGAAGAGTGTCGTTATAATATACAATACCGCTTATATGGTCCTTACTCGCGAGTGGGGTCCCAATACCGGCAGTATTGATATTAAAAGTTACTTTATTTAGTCCCATTTTTTACCGATTTAATAGGTTTCTTAATTTGTTTAATTTTTAGCAAATTTTTATCCGCGTGAGCTTTCGCGAAGTGCTCTTCCATAAAAGTAACACCGTCGGAAGTCTCATAAGAGACCCCCGTCGAGTTGCTTTTTGTCATTATGAATTAGCTTGAATTAAAGAGTAAACTCCTTTTTGATCAGCTCTTGCAAATGTACCGCCAGACCTTACCGCTGCATTAAACACAGATCCAACAAAAGCCGGATTATCTAAGTCAGAATAAATCTTAGCAATACCCTCAGCTCTTCTAACTTCGCCAGAAGCCCAAGCCAAAGCCGCTAAATTATCAGTTACTGCACCTGTTGCGCCTACTGCTTTTTTTACCGGCGTTCCCGCGTTTGTATAAAGAACCGCTCTAGATCTTTTAAAAACTTTCATCCCGAAGATCTCGCCGATTTGTCCGTCAACCGTTGGCTTTCTATTGATATAATCAAAATTAATGAAACTATCAATTTTCAATAGCTGAGCATATAGGTCAGCATCAAATAAAATATTTCTTTCACTTACTGGAACGTCGTCCCTGTCGAATTTAGTCGCTATTAAAGCGATATCGTCTCTAGTTAAAGCCAATCTCGTACCCGTAGCACTTGGAGCCAATGCAGAACCACTCGCCGAGCCTGTAGTTCTAGATAATTGAGCCGCTAAAGTCGGGGACCATGCAACCGCGATTTCGTCAGCCACTCTAGAATTTAAAACTTTTGCGTGATCCTGTAAAACGCTAGCTCTTTTTGAATAAGAAATAACCATCTCGTTCACGTCTTGGATAGCTGTTGGAGCCGTTACAAAGTGATCAACTGAATAAGTTAAAACGTCGTCAGTTCTTGAACCAATAGTCAAGGGAAAAGAAGTCGGGTTTTTAATAATTGTTGGTTTTGCTCCTGCTTGAGGAATGTCAACCGTTTTAGCGTTGATATTTACTCCACCGTCCAATTGCGAACTTTTGTAAAATTCGTTATTTGGGAATAAATTTGATTGAATTTCTTTCGAAAACAACTTTACTAACATTTCAGCCATAATAATAGGTATTTTTTTTGTTATTTAATGTAATCAGATAATAATTTATCGAATTTTTCGGGAGCTGAATTTTTCATCTCCTCCAAGCCTTTTGAATCTTTTTCGCTCCATTCCTTGAAGTCCCAACTTTCGTTTTCTTTGGGCTTGTCGAAGCTATTAGTTACTTTAACCGCAACTTTCGAGGTTGTTAAACCGTCTAATAAATTTTTAGTTACGTCGAAGCTGTTTGTCGCTTGAGTAATCCACGAAGGGACCGACTCTTTAGAGATCTTTCCGGACTCTAAAGCCGAATTAACCAACGTTTCAGCATTTAAGGCGTTAACCTCGTTTACTTTGTTAGTTAATGTTAGGATCTCTTTGTCCTTGCCTTCTAGTTGGTCTGCTCTTGCTTGCAACTCTTGCACTCTTTTTAAAATAACGTCTTCATTGGCGTTTTCTAACTTGAAAAATGAGTTTAACTCTTTCATTTTATTGGGTTTGGTTATAAATTGATTTACTATGTTATACATTGTTTCTGGGTCAGCTTCCTTGCTTAGGACGGGGGAACCTGCTTTTGTTTGCTCTATTTCATCAAAAAAACCAAGCTCTAAAGCTTCTAGAGCTGTAAAAACACTTTCCTTACTCATCAACTCCTCTAAAGCCTCGGGCGTTAAATTCGCTTTTGCTCCGATCATTGTTTTAAGAGAATCTAACATTTTAGCAACTAAAGAGGTTTCCACTTTTACGCCGGCGGGCACTTGTGGGCCGTGAGCGTGGAAGATACCGTAATCCATGATTACGCGCTTATCTCCTGCTTGAGAGATAATACCCGCCATACTTGCCGCAATACCCACTACTCGAGTGGTTGTTTCCATTTGGCAGCTTTGAATAGCTGAATAAATGCTAAAGCCTTCGACGATTGAACCGCCTACGCTGTTAATGTCTATTGTTACGGATTGAGCACCCTCTTCTTTGAGGTAGTTTAATTCTCTTGCGAAGTCACCCCCATTAATACCACCCTCGCCGATTTTTCGGTCAAGGAACATTTTCGCCGCCGTTTCGCCGGGAATAAAGTTGGTTATATATAAAAATGCTTCCATATTACAGCGAAAATATGTATTTTTATACTCTTAATAATGTAATCTTCCAAAGACTTGGACCGAAACGAACCAATAAAAATCAGACAATGGCTATAAAAATCGAGGTTAAAGCATGGATACACGGCCGTCGCCGAATGTTATTTGAGAGATTAAAAAAAAAGAGAGACGTAAGTAACGCCTCTCTAGTTCGTGATATTTTCGACTATTATTTCGATAATCACCCGGACTTAAAAAATTAAGTGATATTTAAGAAATCTCTTTTATACTGGTAAGTGTCAGCAGGAACCGTATTTTTGCCGTAAACAATAGTATTAAAACTTATTATTCTCGTCCCTGTTGGGTGGGTCCCTGAGGCCGGTAATAGAATCCTAACAATACCACCAAAGGTTACTATTATACTGGGGGGGCTTTGGGTTACGGAAACATACCCCGCACTAACCGCAACCGAGTTAGTGGTGATTGCGTGACTTCCTAAGTTGAAAATTGGTTCGTTTCCTGTGATTACTGAAAAATCGATAGTAACCGAACC